TGGAGCATCAGGTGTTGCTGGTAGTTGGTGCTCATTGCGGAATGACCGTGAACGGAATCGGCGAGATGCCAGCAGCCGTGGCTGATGTTTCAGTGGGCGCGGTGGCAGTGTCATAGGTGACCGATGTGAACGTGACACTTCCGCCGGTGACCAGCTCGGAGTAGATGCCGATACCGAATTCCGGTGTGGTGCCGCCGCGCTGGCCAAGCCCGTCGCGGGTGACAACCATGCTCAGCCCGGAGCGAGTAGTCGATGCGCTCGCGCCACCACCACCGCCGACCGTGTAAGTGCCCACCAAAGTCCACGTCGGCGTGAAGTTGGGGCTGCCGCTGTCGGCCGTGGCGATGTACAACCCAACCACCAACTGCCCCGGCGTGTAGCCGTTCCAGCCCGGTTCAAAGTCGGCGACGTTCACGACTGTCGCGGAAAAATTGAACTTGTACCGATCATCCCACGCTTCGGCCGCTTGGCTTTTCTGGATGACGTAACGCGGCAGAAGTCCAGAGCCCAGATCGGTGGGCGTCGTGTCGGTGCGCGCCGTGATGGTGGCGGCCAGCTGGCGCACTTTGGCGTAGGCGGTAAACCCTGACGCCGACAGGCTGCGCGCCTCCACGACCAGCGCGTGAGAGCTCGCGCTGTAAGCGCTGTTGTACGTCAGGCCGGTAGGGTTGAACGTGATCAGCGGAACGCGAGCATAGGCCGGCGTGAACGTGATGGCCTGCCCATCCGTTACGGTGCCCGTCTGGACGCCAGCAACGATCACCCGCGCGTTTCCGTTCCCGTCGTCAATGCTGACGGAATCGTCCAGCGTGCCAGGCGCCACCAGCCGTGGCGTGATGCGTGACGGGTTGAACGCCGACGCAACCGGCGGGCGCCATGGCGAAACAATCGCGCCCTCCCCCACCTGCTTCTCTAGCATGATCCCGTCGAACCAAACCACCGCGCTGTTGGCCTGCACGGTCAGGCCAAACGTTGCGAACTGGCTGGAATCGTTGACGCAGTTCAGCAAGTTGGAGCCGGATGCCGTGTCCACGTAGTCGTTCCACGTTGACGCGGTGTTGGTGCTGTCGGTAAGTGTGTATTGCGTGCCGGCATTTGACGTCTTCAACCGAAAATCAATGGCCGTGTTTGATGCGCGCGGCCAGAACTTGCAGCTGAACAGCCACTTGGAATTAGCGTCGATGGGCATGGTGTAGTTCGTGTCGGATGAACCAAACCAAACGGACCGAAGCGTGCCGCTGGACAGCGTCGATATCTTGAGCGCATACGTCCCGTAATAGCCCGCAGTTGGGTCTGGCGCGGATCCTGACGTGACGCTGGCGTACTGAATCGATGCCTGTTTGAAGACGGGAAACTGGCCGTCGTAGTCCACGGACGCGAAGCCGCCTGCGAACCGCGGCTGTATCCTGTTGATGCCATCACCGGATCCGCCCAGGTTGCCCGCGCGGCGGGTGTAGGCGCCCCACGTCGTGGTGCTTTCGGAGTTGTCGTAGTCAAGCAGGTCGTACTTCGTCGCGCGGACACGCACCCTGCCCGGCCCCAGAACCTTTGTGTCAGTCACTAGAAACAGCGTTGAATCATCGCACTGTGTAGCGGCTGCGGTGTCGGTGTACGGGTGCATGATAGACAGCACGTCGCCAATCTCGGTGGCGATACCCTCGTCAAAGCGCGTGAACTCGCAATAGAGTGAGTTGTTTAGCTTGGCCACGCGCTCGGCGGCTTCGCGGTAGGCTTGCGAGTAACGTGTCACGCCGGGCAGCGATACGTTTGATTCGCGCCGCGGGATGGCCCCGGTGCTGACGCCCGCCAGCTCCGCATATGCCGGCCGCGTCTTGTATTCCGTGGTGCTGGCGTCTGTGTAGTCGATCCGCAGCACAGTCGGCACCTGGGCTGCGTCCGCGGTGCCTGCAGTAAACGATCCAGCCAAGACATCTGCGGTTGTGATTGGGTCAATACCGACCGCAATCCAGTCGACCTCCCATACGTCGGTTCCGGTTTCTGACAAATCAAGACGAAAGCGGGTTATGACGCTTTCCTGCCAATCCTGCCCGCCGTTCGACAGGTTGTGCATGTCCCACTCAAGCGTGACCCATGTGCCATTCGCAACGGCGGGGGCAGAAATTGCTTTGTTTGCATTCCCTGTCTCTCCGTGAAACGCAGTGGAGTAATACACCACGCCATCCCACGTACCAGCTCCCACTGTGCGTCGGACTCTGGCCCTGACGTAACGGTGCGACCGTCCGTTGATGTTAAGCCCTGCAGGGCTGCGCAAAATTGGATCCGTAGCTGTCGCAGTAATGGTGAGAGCTGTCGCGCCAGTGGTTAGCGTGAGACGTGTACCCGCCCAACCCCCATCGGTTGACGTGAACTGCCACAGGAACGCAGGACGATCAGGCTTAAGAACCCACCGAGCGCCTGACTTAAACGCCCACGCTCCGGCGTATGTGGCAAGCGTGTCGATCCAGTCGGTGGCAGAGCGCGCGGAGTCGATGACCAGGTTGAGCGTGCGGCGCTTTTCGGTGGTTACCAGCGCGTCGCATTCCGCTGCAGCGCACTGGACGCTTAACGCATCAACGTCTTCACCCAACCCAAAAACGCGGTTTCGGATCAAATCGTTTAGGCAATAGGCCGGATTGTCCGACCACGCCGCGGCCGTTTTGGTGGCGGCGGTGGCGGAATACACACCCATTGATGCGGCGGGCTCGAGTTGAATGCCCCACGCGAAAAACCCGGAGTTCACAACACCCGCATATGTCAGGTTGGATGTGCCGCTGACCATCTGGATTCGGGCACTGGGCACCGCCGCACCTGACAGAATGTTGATCGTAACCCAGCACCGATACCAACCGTTCCCGACACTGATAATTCCGCCACTTGCTGGCGTGCCACTGGAAACGGTTGCGGTCTGGCTGGCCAGGTCGAAGATATATCCGTGGAAGTTGTTTGCTTTGTCTCGCAGAAGGAACCGGACAGCAGTGCGCTCAGCGCTCTTAAAGTACCCGGACAGCGTCGCGTCAGCGTGGTTCGGTATGTCGTCTAGAGAGCTGATAACATTGAAAATCCAGCGCGAGCTTGTCGTTGTCGTGATTTCAATCAGCTTGTCTGCCGTCAGCGTCCCGTCGGGCGCCGTCGTAGCGTTTGGCGTGACATCGATGTCAATCGTGTTTGTCTGACCCCACGAGGCGTTATCAAGCTCCTGTGATCGAAGCATGACGTTCTCGGATGATGCAAAAACCTTCCGGCCCTTGATCTTCGCCATGATGGTCGGGAATCCCGAGTAGTGGGATTCGTTGTATTTCAGCACCACATACGCCAGCCCGACGCTGCCACCGCCGTTGGTGACCACAAGCGTATCTGTGTAGCCGGAGATGGCCGAGGCCAGCGTGGCGTCAGCTGTCTGCGCTGTGGTGCCCGTGTAATAGGTGATGGTCATGCCGGCGGGCGTGGCAGGCTTGACGTCCACACCGTTCAGATAGAGCGATGTGAACGAATCTATCTCGCCGACGCAGAACACGGCGCCCACGTACCAGAACCCGCCGGTGAATGTCGCGGCAAAGATTCGGCCACCGATCTGCGCTTCGCCGTAAACAATCGGGATGGTGGTGCCGGCAGCGGCGATCGTTTTGACCTGGCGCGAGATTTCGCGCTGGCCATTCAGCGTTCCAGCACCAGTGACTGGCGGGATATACGGCGGAATCGTCAGGCTCACAGGCGCGACCCAACAATCGTGACGCGCGCGTTCGCCCAGGTGCTGTTTATGACATCCACCTCAAACTCGTTCACGAAGAACCCTGAGTAGCTGTAACCATCGCCCGCCGCGATGGTATTGGCCACGTTTTTGTTCGTCGTCCAGAACGTGCGCAGCGTTGTTAGGTCCGTTGAGTTAATCAGCGGATGCTCCACTTTGACTTCGTACACCTGAGCCGCAGACAGATCGACGATGCGCACGCCACCGGCTTCAGAGATGTCGGTCTTGCGGTCGTTCAGCGCGCGGACGGTGGTGCGCTTTCCGATCGTTGTGGGATATGTCGCCATTAGCCACGCTCCAAAACGAACAGCCCAGTAGGCGTGCGAATCTCAAGCCCGTCGGGTGGTAAATGCTTGAATATCGGCGGCGCAACCGTAAGCCGCGGGATCTGCTTTGGTGCCGCTTCACGCAGGCGCACGGCAATCGTTTCGCCCAACCCAACGGCGCCCATCTCGCCGGAGAAAACAACGTCAGCGTCGTTCAGAGCCGGCGCGGCATCGCCGTACAGCGCCCATATCTTGACCGCTACACCGTCGCCGCCGTCTTTAAACGTTGCGGTATAGGCCAGCGACGCGTTCAGAATGCGCACAGTCAGGCCTGACAGGTCTACCGTCACGGCCGCAGCGGAAAAGCTGTTGCCGGCGTATGTGATGGTGTTACGGCTCGAGAGCCGCAGCGGTGTGGCGAACCCAAACTCGACCAGATAGACGGGACGCGTGAGCGTCTGTGCGATGCCTGTGCGGTTGACGGATGACAGCGGCCTCATCCGGGCACCTCAACGCCGGCGTTCTTTAGGTTGGCGATGATGGTTTCGATGTCGATCCCGAAAGCATTGCCACCGACGATACCGGCAAACTTCTCGACCGCCTCCGAGAAGGTATTGGCTGCGGCCTGCTGCGTCAGTGCGGCGGTGTTCATCACTTCCAGATCCACCGCGTTGGTAACGGCGGTTTCCCGGCCTGCCAGGCTGTCCCGTCCGGCTTGGATCTGCTGATCAGCCAGCGTCTGCGCTTGGCGCAGGAAGTCGATGAATTCGCCCGACAGCGAAGCGCGCTGGCTTTCGTCCAGCATCTGGAACGCTGAGCCGGCGAGCGAGTCGATCTGCTGAACCAACCCGGCGATCTTGGCGGGGTCGATGGTGGTGCCGAGCTCAGCGGTCAGGCTGGCGATCTGCTCGCGCCGGCGCTGGTACAGATCGGCTTCGGAGAGCATCGACTCTTCGATGGTGCTGATGGCGTTGCCGAACGTGGCATCGACTAGGCTGCTGACTTCCTGATACGCGGCCGCCAGTTGCGCAGCCACCTGCTTCTGCGACGTCAGCGCGTCGGTGAGCCCGGTCATGCTTTCCAGCGTGCCGTCGTATTCCTGCGCGAGATTCACCACGGCGTCTGTGGCTTCGCTGTAGGCGTCGAGCAGTGTCTTGGTAGAAGCTGCGGCGGCATCTGCCACTTCTTTCAGCACGTCCAGCTTGAGCAGTTCGTCCAGCTTGGTGGCGAACCCGAACAGCTGCACGATCTGCTCAGCGGTGCGGTTGCTTTTGTCGCCAAGTATTCTTTTGATCCGCGTTGAGAGCTGGTCGTCGATTTCATTGATCCACTGGCGCGCAAATTGATCCGCCGAGTTCTTGATTCCCTCTTCCGTGAAGTTGTCCAAACGCCCCGCAGAACCAAAGAAGTTCTTTTCCCCGCCGCCGTTTACATCCGCCGACTTTCGACCTAGAACCGTATTTGTAAAATCCACGGTCACGCCAGCGGCGCGCGCGGCATCCGTTAAAGCCGAATCAATTGCGCTGAATCCCTCAAGTAGCTGTTTTGCAGCCTGATCATCAGTGCGCTTAGCTATGGCGGTCAGAGTCAATCCAGAGGCAGCGGTGATCGTTTGAAGCGCGCTGCCGTCAGTTGGGAGATCCTTGCCGGTTTGAATCCCGAGCTTTCCCCACTTAGCTTGGTCGCCAAGCCCAAAAATCTTGCCGATGGCATTCTCTGCGATGCTGCCCAGAAACGCGCCTACGCCGGTGCCAAGCGGACCAAACACGCTACCGGCAATCCCCCCCACCGTGGAGCCTATGCCGGTCGTCTTGCGGTCACCAAAAAGCGCCTGCCCCAACTTGTTTCCAGCAAACCCGCCAATCAAGCCGGCGCCAGCATCCAGCCCGAGATTTGTGAGTGACTGCCCAAAAGACGCCGAGCCATACGCCAGCCCTTTGCCGTTTGCCAGCAGCTGCATTCTGTCGAGGCCCACCGCCCCAAACAGATCGCCAAGCCCACCATATGCGCTGGCCAATCCAGACGACAACCCGCTGCCCGCTCCGCCGAATAACGCGTCCAGCCCGCCAGACAATCCGCCGGACTTAAACCCACCGATGAAGCTCTTGGCCCCACCGAGCAACGACCCAATACCACCAAACCCGCCACCACTGGCCATCGCGCCTGCAGAGCCGCCGCCCAGCCCAAGCGCTGCACCGATGCGCATCATGATCGGGCGGGTGATGGCGAGGTTGGCAAGCTCAGCCAGCAGCTGCTTGAAAGCGTCTTTCAGCGAGTCGGCAAACGAGTCGAAGCCGGATCCAATGTTCTTCCACATGTCCACGAACGCGGAATCAACGCGCTCGACGGCGCCCTGCAGGGCTTCGGCCCATGGGTTGGACGCTTTGGCGGCGTCGGCCATGGCTTGCTCGTGCGCTTTAGTGGCCTCGGTCGTGTCGTAGGTGCTGATGGTCAGCGCATCCATCTCTTGGCGCATCGCGTCAGTGACTTCGACATTCCCGCGCGCGGCAATCTCGGTCAGCTGCAGCTGCGCCCGGTAGCGCGCCTGATCGCGAGCGCTCACGCCAAGTAGAGCATTCTCGATGCGCTTGGACTGGATCAGCTCGTCGAGACCCTTTCGCGCGTCTGCCGATGCTCTGGTTGCCGCTTCTCTCGCCGCCGTCTCGGCTTTTTGCTGCGGGGTCTCTGCAGCCAGTGCCCCGGCCAGCGCGTCAACGCTCAGCTTCAACTGCTTGTTCTGGCCGGTAGACCCTGCCGCAGCGGCGCCATCCGCCGCTTTTGCATCAGCCGCCTGTTTCGCGGCGAGCTGCGCTCTGACCTGCGATTGCACAAGCTCCTCGGACACCGCTTTCATCTGCTCCAGGCGAGCGATGTCCTGCAGGATCTTTGCCCGGTCCTCGTCTGACATCATCAGCGCCCGAACACCCGCAACGTTCAGGCCGGCGCCAACATTGGAGTCTGGCTTCAGCCGCTCCTTCAGGGTTGCGATTGCTTGATCGATTCGCTCAATGTCGCCAATCGCCGGACCACCTACGAGCGCGGCAATTTCTTCTCCGAGGAAACGGAAAACGTTGCCGGTGTTGGCAATCGTCTCAACGGTAAAGACGACAGCAGAGCCAATGCCGCGGATGAAAGATGCAATTCCTTCGGCGGTTTCTTTCTGCTGCGCCAGCTCGAGGATTTGGTTGGAAAGATCGTTGAGCGGGCCGAGCAACTGATCGGCTACTGATAGGCCCAATCCGCCGGCGGCGGTCTTGATGCGGTCGAGGTTGTCGTTGAACTCGCCGGCACGGGCGGCAAGATCACCGGAGATGACGCCACCAAAACGCTCAAGTTCATCCCCCGACTTTTTGATGCCCGCCGTTCCTTCAGCGAGGATCGGGAGGAGTTCCTGCCCGCGCTTCCCAAACAACATTTGCGCGACAGCTGCGCGCTGGTTGGCATTCGCCACGGAGTTAAGCGCATCGCCGATGCGGCCAAGCTGCTGATCCGCGGGGATCTCAATAAGCTCTTTTGCGCTCAGGCCGAGCGCGTCAAACACTTTCGCGACTTTGGAGCCGGGATCGAGAGCGGAGTTGAGGGTTACTGCCAGCTTCTTCAGGCCGCCCTCAAGCGCGCCCTGAGAGACGTCCGCCAGTTGCGCAGCGTACTGAAGTTTCGAGAGTGACTCGGTGCTGATGTCGAGTTTGCCGGCGAGAATGCCAGCAGCATCGGCGGAGTCGATAGCGGATTTGATGAAGAGCACAGAACCAGCAGCGGCAGCTGCCGCACTGGCTGCGACGTACTTGGCTGCTTTGCCAAAGTCGGCCGCAAACGAATCAATGTCTTTGCCGGTTTGCTTGGCGGCATCACCGGACTTCTTGACGCTGGCGCCGAACGCCGCAGACGCGGCCGTGGCTTTATCGACCTCGCGAACGAAGACGGAGCCGTCAGCCCCGATGGCGACTTCGACTAGGGGTTTTGCCATGGCTCGAGGTCCGCTTGTTCAGTTCGTTGATGGTGGTCAGTTCGAGCAGTTGCACCTGGTCGAACAGCTCCGGCGTCATGTCGGCGCCGGACAATCTGGCGGCGGCCTCCAGCCCTGCGTAGCTAAGCCCGACACGGTGACCCATGCCGGACACGATCCACTGTGTCTGGCACCGCATGAACAAAACGACCGCCGACCAGTTCTCTGGCTCTACCTCGAACGCCTGCTCCCGCTGCGCGTCAACGAGTTTTGCTATCTCGTCGCTCGCGACACCCCAGTCGCGCAGGTCTGACTCGAGGTCATCATCACCGCCGCGCGCACGGGTGAGGTGCAGCGCGGCGTCTATCAGTTTTTTCTCGTGCGACCAGCGATGCCCTCGACATAGGCATCAAACAGCGCGGGGGATGCGAACGTATCAGCGATGAGCGCCTCGCAGATGTCGGCATTGCTCATGCTGACGGTGCCGCCGATTTCGTCTGCCACCTGTACGCCGGAAACGGAGACGAGGACGGATGCCAAAAACTCCGTCATCAGGCGGGACTGCTCGGTGGATGTCTGATCGGGTGCGGAGATTTCGCGCAGGCGAGACTGCAGGTCGTCGCGCTCCATGACGCGGAACGTGGCGTTGAACGAGGCTTTGACGTGCTTGCCGTTGTCGGGCTCAAACACGGACACGGGCCATTCAAACGTGCGTGACTTCTTGAGGGTAAACATAGAGAACACTCCTGACCGTTGAAAAAGTGACCGTTGAGGAGGCGGCGCCCGACGCGCGCACGGTCAACGCGCACGCCGGACGTTGTCGCTGGGAGGAGTGGCCCAGCGCCGCCGTTTACTTCACCGTGATGGTGAATTCGTCGTTGCCGCTGGACGGCACAAATGCGAGGTTCATCTCGATCGTGGATACGCCAGCGTTTTCTGCGTAGCGCGGGCTGAACACCTCCACCGCAGGCGCGTCGAACTGCACGATGTTGCCGGCGGTAATGCCGTGAACAAGCTGCATTGACGACGTGGTGGAAGCCAGCGCCGTTGTGAACCAGTTCTTAGAAGTGATTGCCGGCGCCTCGATTGCAATCGTTCCGACGGGCGCGCGGTCCACCAGCTGGATGGACTCCGAGCCCACAACGTTCTGATATTGCAGATCGTTAGCCAGATCAAACGTGAACGCGTACATCGGGCCTGTTGTTGCGTGGAACGAAAACGTCGGCGTGTTCGTTTTGTTCACAGCGAGCGGGATCTGCCAGCCCGTCAGAGTCAGGGCGGGATCCGCAACGGAAGTCGGCGTCACGTACAAGCCCATGAACATGAACTTGAACGCAGGGATGGTGCCGGGCGTCATGTCGACCGTAAACGTGCCGCGCGCGCCGACTACCGTATGGCGTTGGCCGTCGTGATAGAAGTGGAGCGTTTGCGTCTTAAAGTTCGACACGGTGCTGGTCGGAGCATAGACAGCCGACACGCCGGCGTTGATCGTCTCAACGAAGCCGCAAGACTTGAACAGCGTGCCGTATTTTGGGGCAGTCCCTGCTGCGCCGGAGCCCGCCACTTCAACCTCAAACTCGACCTGCACGTACTGCCCGACCTGAATCTGCAGCTCGTTGCCGAGCACAGCCTGGTCGAGGTTACGGCCGATCGTGTCACCCGCGAGCGGAGTGATTGAGAGGTTCCGCGTGACAAACGCGTTTGCGGCGCCAGTCGGCGCGGCATCGGTTCCCGGCGTGGTTTCTTCTTTCGCGAGAAGAATTTTCTTTCGAGCGAGCAGTGGCATGTTGAGTTACCTCGTGGTGGTGCCCTTGGGGAAACACGACGTGCCCGCGTCGCCCCAGGGGCGGCAGGAGGAATGGGCTCGTCGGATTCGGGGTTAGATCGCGGCGTCGGGATTCGCGGCGGTCGTGCGATACCAGGCGCGGTATGTGAGCCGCGCGAATGCGAGCGGGATGTCACCCGCGTCTTCGATTTCCATCGTGGTGCCGGTCAGCGTCACATCCACGGCAATTCCGGCCATCGTCGGATCCGCAGCAATGGCGGTTTCGACGGACGACGCGATGGCATCGATTACCGCGTCCACGTCTGCAATTGCCTCACTGGCGATCTCGACGACAACATCAACCTCGCGATTCATGCGGGCGGGGTTAAGCACTGGATCCTGCGTGCTGATTTCCGAGTTCGCGAAGATGCCAATAGCTGGCAGGATGTCGACGGGGTAAACGCGCGAGGTGTACACGCGACCACCGGCAAGAGCGCCGAGGAGCGTGGCGAATCGGTTGCGGATTTGCTCTCTGACGTGCGGCATCAGTTCGCCCTACGCCACTTCGCGAGCTCTTTATCGACGCGGTACTTCATCGTCGACTGAAACTCTGCATCGAATATCTCTCGAATCTTTCCCGGCGTGGCGATCGTCGCGAGCGTTCGCGTGACCAGCCCATCGATTGAAACGGACTTTTTCTTGATCGGCAGCTTCTTGGCTCCCGCCCTGTAGAAGACGGCATCGCCTCGCTCGGGGATCAGGAACGCGTTTTTGTCGTAGGTGCGCCCGCCGATCCATGCGTAGGACACTCCGCCCTTCTTCCGCTCGGTGACCTTCCCCAGTCGCTGAACCGGAATCACCCACTGGCCGATCTTGAACACGGCCTCGGCTTTGATTGCTTTTCGGGTCGCGCGCTTGGATGCGCCATTGAAGACCCGCGCACGGGTCACGCTTGATGGGATCTTGTACTCGCGCGAAATGCTTTGCCGCGTCTGGTTGCGCACCTTGCTGCGCGTTCGATCCAGCGCCCGCCACGTAGCCGCTGGCGTCATCTGGTCCGTAATGCGCTGCATAAGCGCGGTCATCTCGCCGACGTTGCCTGTGACGTTCACGAGGTGCGCCCCAGAACCATCAGCGTCAGCCCGACGTCGCTTTCCTGGTAATCAACGACTTTGTAGGTGATGGAATCGACGCGAATCAGATCGCCCGTCACGGCTGTCGATGGCACGTTTTCGGCGTCGGTCAGAATCGTCGAGCGCCAGCGGGATGTGCTGATGCCGCCCGCGCCAGATACCTGAACCTCGGTGCGGTCATAGATGCCGGAGAATGCGCCCGTGCCCCATGTGAGCGGATCGACACTCACGGCAAAGTCAGAAAAGAACACGCCCATATCGGCGGTGTTGTAGTTCACGAGGTGGCCTTGCGCGCTCGAGCGCGGCGAGGCTCAACGTCCTCGATGTCTTCGGGAGCGAGTCGCGCTTTTCC